AGACGGCCGTCGCGGCCCTGGCCGCCCTCCGGGATCACCTGGACCGGGCGACGACGACGCAACATCAGACGACGGCCGACAACCCTGGGATCATCCCCAGGCCGATCCTGGGCCCCGTCATTTCCGAACTGGACGGGTCCCGGCCGTTCGTGTCCTCGATCGTCGGCCGGCCCCTCCCGGCCGGATCGTTCGACCGGCCCACGATCACCCAGCATGTGGCGATCGGGATCCAGGCCGCGGAAAAGGATCGGACCGAGTCTCAGAAGATGCTGATCGGGAAACTGCCCGTCGCCGCGTCGACGTACGCCGGACACGTGAACATTTCCCGGCAGGACGTGAAATGGTCGAACCCTCAGATCCTGTCGATCATCTATCAGGATTTCGCCGACGTGTACGCGGAGGAAACCGACGCCGACGCGGCCGTCCAGTTCTGGGCGTCCGTGACGAACACGACGGCGCTGACGGCCCTGACGGGTGAGGCCCTGTATTCGGCGATTTACGGGGCCGCGGCCGCCACGATCGGGCCGGGGAAGGGTAACGCCCTCCCCGATACTCTCTGGGTCGCGTCCGACGTCTGGGGCGGCCTGGGCGGGCTGATGACGCCGATGGGGGCGCCGATGTTCCCGTCCCTGTCCCCCGACTCGACGGCCGGGAACGCGATGGGCCTGAAAATCGTCGTCGACGGGAATTTCCCGCTCGGCGAATTCGTGCTGGGCCCGTCCCGCTACGCCGAATGGTATGAGGACCTGGACGGGCTGATGCAAGTCGGGGAACCCGACGTCCTGGGCCAGCTGGTCGGCTACGCCGGATACGGGGCGTTCCTCAATACCCGGCCGGCCGTGTACACGAAATTTACGGCGCCCCTCCCGCCCCCGCCCCCGGCCCCGCCGGCCGCGGATCCGGCGCAGGCCCCGGCGGCCCGTAACCCGAAATCCTGATTTCGGGTAGCGGGGGGCTGACCTGATGGCGACGATCCCGACCCTGGCCGACGTTCGGTCCTGGCTGGGACTCGGCGTGTCCGTGATCAGTGACGCCCAGCTGCAACAGGTCTACGACGGGGAACGGGCCGCCCAGGCCGCCGTGTGCGACATTCCCGACGATCCGGCCGGCTACCCGGCCCAGGCCGTCGAGGGCCTGTATCGGCGGATCGGCCGGGCCGTCGCCGCTCGGGGCGTCCCCCTGGGAATGCTGGGCGTCGACGGCGAATTCGGGGCGGCCCGACTCCCGTCGACGGACGCCGAAATCACCCGGTATGAGTCGACGATCCGCCGGGTCGTGCTGGGATGACCGTGACCCGGCAGGACCTGGCCGACGCCCTCGATTCCGTCGGCGTCGAGGGTCACGCCCTACCCCCCGACGTCGCCGCGGCCGGCGCCGGCTGGCCCGTCTGGAAATCCTCGACCTACCTCGCCCAGGGCCTGGAAACGACCTGGGACGTGTTCGTCGTCCTGCCCGGCGGCCCGTCATCGGCGGCCATCGTGGAGGCCGACCCGCTGGTCCTGGCCGTCGCCGACGCCCTGAACGGCCTGGGCGCCGTCCAGCTGATCGAACCCGTTTCACTGACCAGCGATGCCCAGGGGACGGCCCAGGTTCCCGCCCTACGACTCAGCCTGACCACCATTTAAGGGAGACACGATCATGCCGATCACTGATAGCAGACTGCTACACGGGACGCTGGTCCTCGGGGACGTCGCCGCGGGCGCCGACCTGGCCGTCCAGGCGACGAACATCGTCATCGAACAGGCCGACGGCGACACCGACGACGTCGTGACGACCCTGTCCGGGGACACGACGGGCGGGGGGACAACCGAAGGGCCCTGGCATATCACGGGGACGATGATCCAGGATTTCGACTCGACGGACGCATCGGTCCAACAGTGGACCTACCTCAATCGCGGGACGGAACAGCCGTTCACGTTCACCCCGAACGACAAGTCACAACTGACGATTTCGGGGAACGTGTCCGTGAAATTCCTGGGCATCGGCGGCGACACGAACGCCCGGATCACCCGGGATTTCGACTGGTCGATCCCGGAGGAACCCCTGTTCACCTGGGGAGGGGCGGCCGTCGCGGCGACGGGGGCGACGGCCGGAACCCCGGGGACGTTCACGCCGGCCGGGGCTGCGGCCCCGCCCGACGCGGCCGGCGTAGGGGCGCTGGTCGCCTCCCCTAATACGGCCTGGACGACGGGACAGTACGTCCAGGCCGCCGATGCGACACAGTCACACTGGGACGGGTCGGCCTGGGCCGCGGGCCCGGCGGCCTGACCGATGCCGTCGAATCGGGGGACCGTCGAAATCAGGGGCCTGTCCCAGCTGATCCGGGCGATCGGCGTCGGGGGCGCCCAGTTGGAGGATCTGCGGGCCGCGAACGTCGCGGCCGGGAACATCGTCGCCGACGCGGCCCGCGGCCTGGCCCCGCGGGCGTCGGGGGCGATGGCATCGGCGATCGTCGCCGGGACCGCGGTCCGCCGGGCCGTCGTGTCGGTCCCCCGGATCCGGTATGCGAAACCCGTTCACGTCGGCTGGACGTCCCGCGGGGGCCGCCACATCGACGGCCGGCCGTTCCTGTCCCAGGCCGCCGAACAGACCGAACCCCGCTGGGTCGACGCCTACCTGGCCGACCTGGAAAAAATCGTCGACCAGATCGGCGGGTCGACAGGGTAGGGCGACCCGGCCCCTGCTGGTCCCCCCTCGGCGGCCGGGCCGCCCCACCGTATCGAACCCGCCCCGAACAGATTGAGAGCGCACCCGATGACGACGACGACGACGAAATCCCAGACGGGGAACGGGAAACCCCCGGCCCCGCCGGCTACCCCGATCCGGGTCGATCAGCTGACCCTGGACGAAATCGACCAGTGGGAGGCCGCGTCCGGGCTGGAATTCCAGACGGCCCGCCAGTTCCAACAGGTCGGCGCGGCCCTCTGGGTCCAGGCCGCCCTACGGGACGGGGAACAGGTCACCCCGAAGGACGTGATGCGCCGCGTGACGATGGCCGACCTGCCGACGCTGGTCGAGGTTCCCGGCGCTGACCTGGACCCTACGACCCGGGGACCCGGCGGGGGGCCCTGATCCTGCTCCGGGCCCAACTGGCCTACCTGTTCCACATGTCGATGACGGACACGCGGGACCTGACGATGCCCGAACTGGCCGCGATGGTCGAGGTAGTCGGCCAGGCCACACGACGATGAAAGGGGGCGGGGCCCGTGGCACGATCAGCGGTCCTGCGGGTCGATATCGTCGGGAACGCGGCGTCCGGGATTTCGGCGCTGAAATCGACGGCCGCGGCCCTCGGGGGCCTGGGGAAAGCGGCCGGCGCCGTCACGAAAACCGTCGCCGGGGTCTGGACGGGCGCCGTCGCCGGGACGACGGCAATCCTCGGGTCGGCCGTGAAAACAGGCATCGCCTATAACACGCTGCAACAGACGTCACTGGCCGCGTTCAAAACAATCCTGGGCGGATCCGCGGCCGCGTCGAAAATGATGGATTCGATTTCGGCGTTCGCGAAAACGTCGCCGTTCCCGAAACAGGCTTTCATATCGGCGACCCAACAAATGCTCGGGTTCGGGATTTCGGCGGACAAGGTCATCCCGATCCTGGGCGCCGTCCAGGACGCCGTAGCGGCGACGGGCGGGTCGGCCGACGATATCGGCGGGATCGTCGACGTCCTGTCCAAAATCCAGGGCACGGGCAAGATTTCGGCGGACGTCCTCAATCAGTTGGGGACCCGCGGGATCGACGCGGCCGCCCTGATCGGGAAGGGAATGGGGAAGACCTCCGATGAAATCCGGGGGTCGATCACGAAAGGGACACTCGACGCCGGGAAAGCGTTGGACGCCCTCACAACCCAGATGGGAATCAAATTCAAGGGCGCATCGGCGAACGTGAAACAGACCTGGGCGGGAACGGTCGACCGGATCAAGGGCGGAATGCGGGACCTGGGGTCCGCGATCGTCGAACCTTTCATCTCGGCCAAGGGCGGGGGCCTGGCCGTCGAATGGGGAAACAAACTGGCCGATTCGATCCGGGCCGTCGTCGGTATGGTCAAACCGCTGATGGATGCCCTGATGAAATCGTTCGCCGGCCCCATCGCGGCCGTCGGGCCGCTGCTGGACAAACTGTCCGGAAAATTGAAAGGGATCGACCTGGGGAGTCTGGCGAAAACGATCAGCGGGGCCGCCCCCGCCCTGGCCGCCCTCACGGGGGCGTTCGCCGCTATGTCCGGCGGCCTGCTGGGCGGGATCCCCGTCATCGGGGGCCTGTTGTCGGGCCTGTCCGGCCCGATCGGGATCGCCGTCGCCGCGATCGGCGGCCTGATCGCCGCGTCCCCCGAACTGCGGACGGCGTTCGGCGGGGCCCT